CCCATACGACGTCCTTCGCCTCGGTCACTGGCTGCGCCGGATCACGGCTCACGGCGGCGATCATGGCGAGCTTCGCGGCGTTTTCGGCGTGACGGCCGACTAGCGCGGTTGCGTAGGTTCCGCGGTACGACCGTAGCTTGTCGGTCGCTTCCCGCCGCACCACCGCCATGGCAGCCTCAGCCTCCGGGCTTAGGGGCACGGTATAGGCGTGCATTGGCGCCGTGGCTTCCATCAGATCGGCGAGATTTCCTCCGTGGCTGTGTCCGGGCACACCGAGGGCAATCGCCTGGATGGCGGCGACAAGCTCGGCTGGCGGATCCATCTGCGCCGGCGTCTCAATGCGTTCCGGATAATCCTCGTCCGTCAGGAAAACCAAAAAGCGGGCGATGGAGCCATCTGCGAGCGCGCCGCCTTCCAGCGCCGACCAGAACGGCCCCGGCACCGTGACGCCCCAAAGGCAGGCGCAGGGCTGTTCAATGGTGACACGCGGCTTGGTTTTTTGGTCCGCGTATTCTGTGCCGATGTAGGGTTCGGCGGCCGAGGTGTAGAGCTTGGTCAATTCCGCCCAGATGGCTGCTTTGTGTGCCGGCGCACGGGGGCTCAGGACCGCCTTTAGGAACTGGCCGAACTCGTCCACCTGGAAAAGCCGCACCGGATGGCGCTGCAAAGATGTGAGCAGTCCGGCCGAGGAAGCGAGTTCCTCGCCTCCGAGGTAACGGTCGAGCTTAGCCGCGAAGATGGCGCGTTTGACGCAACGCCGCGCATGGTCCTTCCCGCCGCCGCTATCAGCGATGCCGACGGCATAGACGTTGCTGCGCAAATCGGTGGGCGTGCGGTATCGCCTGCCAGCGAGGGCGCCGATCATGCAGATACCTGCGCCAAGCGCGAGGAAGGGTTGCGGGCTGATGGCCGTCGCGTTCGCGTAATCGAGAAAAAGCCGCAAGGCGCCGTCAACCTGCAGCAGTTCTGGCGGAACACGATAAGGCTTCGGTGGCGGTGCGCTTGGGGCAGGCGCAGTGCCTACCTTTGCCAACAACCCCGCCGCCGGATGCGGCTTTGCCATCTGCTCTGCCACATTCCCATTCAGGATGATCTCTGGCGGTGGATTCCAACCGTGCTCTGCCGCCAGCCAATAGATTTTGCCCGCACCTGCGCTATGCGGCTTCAGCGTTGCCCAGCGCCGTTCCGGCGTATTGCTGCGGCCCGATTGGCCGGATTTGTTTGCCGTGCGTGACCAATCAATCCAAAGGTCGCGGCCCTCCTCGCCAATTGCGGCTTTGATGGCGGCGCCGATGGTGATCCATTCATTCCCAGGCAGGTCGTTATTCGGCAGAAAGGCCAGCGCGGCAGCGACGGCTTCTGGGGTGCCACGCGGATCGGATGGGCCGCGCCAGGTGTCGTTCGAGATGTTCTCCAGCAGGGTGGTTTTCCGCAGTGCCGCCGGCACCATGTCCCATGCGGCGTCCAGGAAGGCGTCGCAGGCCGCTTCGGTTATCTCGGGTAGGTCGGCAAGCGGCGTATCGGTCAGGCCCTCCTCGGGCCAGGCATAGGGCTGCCCGGTGCCGGGATGGATGGCATAGGCGACGAATTGCTGCCCGCGTGCCAGCACTTCCAACGGATGGCGCTTGCGCCCGCGAAAGGCTGTGGCAGCGCGATAGACCAGCAAGCGCTTCGGCGCCTGGCCAATGCGCAGACAAGGCGTTTCGCCCAGCATCTGCTTTGCAAGATCGGTCAGCGCGACCGCGACCGAGGCATCGGGTACATCAATGTCGATGCCGACCACCGCACCGCAGGCGATGCCCACCGCGCAATCGGGCCAGCGGCGCCAGATGTCGATCTCGAAGGTTTTGGCCGCCCGATCGCAATGCCGCGTCCAATCGGGATAGGCGGCCCAGGCACCTTTGCGGAAATACCCCGGCACCTTGGCGCCCGGCATGATGGGAATGACTGGGTAGCCATTATCCACCAGCCGCGCGCCGAATTGGGCCATGAAATCCTTCATGCGGCCCTCCCTGGCAGAGGCGGTGCGGGATGGCTGCCGCTATCCAGGCGCTGTGCCAGCGCGTCCTGATAGGCGGTGACGATCACCTCCAGCAGCGTCAGCCATTCGGTAACGCTCAGCACCGCAAGATCGGTCTTGCCGATGCTTTCCAGATATTCGCCGGCCATGGGGCTGGCGGCCTGGATAGCAGCAATTTCGTGTTCATCGGGATCAATCACACCCCACCTCCGGCGCAGCGCATGCATGCAGCGCATGGAGCAGACCCAGCGCGGAGCGCCGGTCTTCAGCCGTGGATCGAACCAACCAAAGCAGCGCGCGGTGCGCAGACGACAGGCAGCGCATTTCACATGAACCTCACGGCGGTGATTTCGGTGTATTGGCCGGTGGGCCGGACCTGGATGGCGATGGGGCGGCGCAGATGCTGCTGTTGGGCCAGCGCCTCATTCACCGTCAGGGGTGGCGGAAGGTCGGGTGAGCGACGCCGCCACCAGGACAGCGCCTTGTCGCGGGGAAATCCTGTGTGCTCGAAGCACACCCATTCGCTGTGCTGGATAAGGCCGCATTCATAGGTAACGCGGAGCGATGCCGGCTTGCCGGGCTTTTCGTGCCGCGAGTAGGAAACGTCATTGACATCGCACCAGGCTGCCTGGATCTGCGTCGACAGCAGCGCGTCTGACGCCGCCTTCGGCGCCACCTTCACCACCGGCGGTGGGAATTCATAATCGCACTCGATGCAGTGCCGCACGCTCGCGTGGTTGATGGTTTTGCATTCTGGGCAGGTTTTGATCGGCGCCTTGCCGTCCTCTGCGGGTTCCTTCTTGCGGCCATCCACGGTGTCGATCGGGCCGTGCCGCGCCGTATTCCCCGCGAAGTCCAGCACCAGGCAATCATCCTTGCCCTCGGCAAGGCGCGTCCCGCGACCGACCATCTGGACATAGAGGCCGACGCTCTTTGTCGGCCGCAGTAGCGCGATCAGGTCTGTGCCCGGCGCATCAAAGCCGGTGGTGAGCACATTGGCGTTGGTGACGCAGCGCAGCCTTCCATTCTTGAACGCCGTCAGGATGCCATCGCGCTCGGGGCCGGGTGTGTCGCCCGTGACGGTCTCGGCGGAGATGCCGTGCTCGCGGATCGCGTCCCGCACATGGCGGGCGTGTGCAACGCCGGAGCAGAATACCAACCAAGATCCGCGCTCCGCGCCGTGCTCGACAATTTCGGCCACTGCGGCGCGCGTCACCTCATCGCGATCGACTGCGGCCTCAAGGTCCTTGGCGATGAATTCCCCGCCACGCGTGCCAACACCACCGACATCAAGCTGCGTGGTTGTCTGCTTGGGAACCACCGGGCAGAGATAGCCTTGCTGGATCATCTCCAGCACCGGCACCTCATAGGCGATATCGGTAAACAGCCGATCCTCGCCCTCATGCAACAGGCCGCTATCCAGCCGGTAAGGTGTGGCAGTGAAACCGACGACCTTGGTGAGGCCGGCGTTGATCTCCTTGAGCTGCGTAAGAAAGCGGCGATACATGCCGCTGTCACTGCGCCCGAGCAGATGGGCTTCATCGATCAGCACCAGATCGCAACGCTGCACTTTGTACGCATGGCGATGGATGGACTGAATGCCGGCAAACAGGATCTGCGCGTGAATATCCCGCCGTGACAGCCCGGCCGAATAGATACCTGCTGGTGCATCGGGCCAGGCGCGTAGCAGCGCCATGAAGTTTTGCTGGATCAACTCCTTCACATGGGTGAGGATCAGCACGCGCGTATCGCCATAGGCCGCGATGGCTTCACGCGTGAAACCTGCGATGCAGAGGCTTTTACCGGTGCCTGTTGGAAGAACGACAAGCGGATTGCCAGCGCTGCCCGAGAAATAATCGTAGAGCGCATCGATGGCCGCGCTCTGATAGGGACGAAGGGATAAGCTCATTCCGCCACCCCGTCGCGCCACTCTGTACCATCACGCATCCGATAGCTGACCCAATCCTCACCAGCATCCACCTGCTCGCCGGCGATGAAGTCCGGGATAAAGAGATGCGCGACGCAGCCTGCCTCCTGCTCGCGCCGACCAAGTTGGTGCTTGTGGCGCGCGCAGTGCCAAGCACCGTCATTAGTGGGCGAGGCATGCAGGCAGGATCGGCAATGGCGCTCAGGCGTCGCGCCCTCATGACAGGTGGCGTGATGCTCGCAAAAGCGGCATTGCCACCATGCGGGATCGTCACTGATGCGCGCGGGCGGTCGGTTCGCGGCAATGACGCGCTCAGCCTTGGCCATGATGCGCAATGCGGCCTCGGCATCGTAATGCAGGCGTTCCTGATAGAGCTCATCGGTGTTCTTATTCACCGCAAGGTAAAAGGCGCGCTCCAGCCCGGCGAGATGCATATAGGTCTGCATCTGTGCCCAATGCAGCGGCTTGGATTTGGCGACGCCCTCGCGCTTGAGTGCAAGGAAGGACTTCTCGCTATGCGTCTTGAACTCACAGACATGCCAAGCGCGGGGCGCTTCGGGAAAGCCGATCGCCACCGCATCCATGCTGCCGCCGAAATGGCCGCCCGTATCGCGTAGCTGCCATTGGCGCCCGGTGGCTGGATCAAGATCCAGAACTGTAACGCCAATGCGGCGAAGGTCAGCCACAAAGCGTGCCTCCGCCAGATTGCCAGTATCGAACAGCCGCAGCAGGCGGCCCGTATGCTTCGCGCGCGTGGCCCAGCGAAAGCCGTACCAGATGGCGCGCTCGCATTCAGTGCCGATCAGTGAGGCACCCAGGTGTTCCCGAAAGCCGTGATCAGCCGCCGCCTCATAGGCGGCATAGATGGCCGATACGCTGGGCGTTGGCGGTACTGGCAAGGAAACCATGGCAGCCCCCGCGATCAGGCGCGCCGCCAGGGGGGCGTACTGCCGGTGCCCGGGCGTGCGGCCGGCGCGGGCGTTGTCGCGGGGCGGGGCGGCGGCGCTGCTTGGCTCGGCGCAACACTGGTGCTCCCCGCTTTGGCGGCGGAATAGCCAGACACCTTGTTCCGCGCCTCACGGTGCACGCCGTATTTGTCGGTACCGGCAGGCTCGACCTTCAGCGTCACGAACAGCGGCTTGAAGTGCAGCTGCTCGCTATCGCCGACATGCATCTGGCCCACCGCGTGGCAGATGGCCGACAAGGTGCGCTGCGCGATCTCGACCGTCT